AGAACCTTCTAACTCCCGGACAGTTTACGGCGGGGTCTAATCTTGCTCAAGCCGCTGGTCTGGGTGCGCTTACCTATGGCAACTACCAACCAACACAATACGCTACGGGAACATTTTCTAACCCTTTCGTACGCCAGAGCTATGAAGATCAACGGCAAGAAGTTATCCAAGATCTTTATCAAAACGTGCTTGGGCGTGCTCCTGAGAGGGGCGGGGTTGAATACTGGCGAGATACGGACAAGACTCCAACGGGTCAATTGTCCCAGCAGTTTTTAACTTCTCCTGAAGCACAGCAACGTCTTGCAGGAATGGGCTATACCTACCAAACTCCGGGCAAAGCAGAAGGTGGTACCGTTGGTTATCAAGCAGGCGGTGATGTAAACGTAGGCGCTAATTCTTCGCAGCAGTCGCCATATACCAACATGAATTACGGTATGAATAATCTTCAGCCAATGGTTTATGGCGGACAAAACGTGACGAACGTGCAGGCTTCCTACATGGACCCGTACATGCAGAATGTGACGAACATTGCTAAGCGGGAGGCCCAACGTGCATCAGATATTGCTGGACAAAGAGAGGCTGCTCAAGCTGTTTCTCAAGGTGCTTTTGGTGGTTCTCGTTACGGTCTTGTAGAAGCAGAACGCCAACGCAACCTCGGTCAGCAAATGTCTGACCTTGACATCAAAGGACTTCAGGCAGCGTACCAATCGGGTCTTGGTCAATTCAACACCGAACAAGAGCGTGCTCTCAAAGCGCAGCAATTGGGTGAACAGTCTCGTCAGTTTGGTGCTGATTTGGGACTTAAAGGTTTACAAACCGCGATCTCTGCCGGTTCTACGCTTGGTAATCTCGGGCAACAACAAAGCCAAGCTGATCTTGCAAGGCTCAGGCAGCAGTACGATACGGGTGCGGCAGAGAGAACGTTTGATTACAACGAGTTCTTGCGTAGTGAAAAGTATCCGTACGAGAATCTCACATTCATGAAAAATATGTTGCAAGGGCTACCTATCCAAGCATCATCAACAGGTATTAGCCCCACAACGGAAGCAATAATGTCTGCACTTGGCTTGGGTAGTTTGCTTAAAGTTGGAGGTTAGTCGTGGCGCAAATTCCTTTCTCCCCTCCACAAGTTCAGGCTGCGCTGCAAAACCCCACACGCTTCCCTGACCAGAAGTTGCAGCAGTATGCTCAGAGGGGTAGCCCCACGGGACAAGTCTCGCCTATGATGGCGCAGCAAGAGATGGCGTCCAGGGGTCAAGAACGTCAAGCGTTTCAGCGACAGCAAGCTATGCAAAACAATCCAGAAAACAGCCCGACAATTTTCCAGCAGAAAGACGCTGAGCTTGCACAAGCTCGTGCTGCACTGCAACAGCAGCAACAACAAGTCGGCATGCTGGGCGCTATGCTTGCTAAGAAACAGCAGGATCTACAAGCCCGTGAGCGCGGTATTGCTGCACTACCCATGCGCCAAGATATGTTTACTGCGATGGACGGTGGGATTGTATTTAGGGGTGGTGGGCAGGTGCAGCGGTTTAACGGGCGTGATAGCAGCGACGTTAAAGATTATCCTGATATTGAAAAACTCCCGACAGAGCAGCGCAACGCGTTGATGGATTACGGTAGGGAGATTGAAGCAAGAATACTGCGTGAAGCACGCGCACGTCGAGAAGAAAATAAAAAGACACCGTCAACCACTAACGCTTCTGTATCTACAACAGGCGAGTCAAACAGACCTTCTACTGGAGCAGCTTCTAGGGCACCGACTGCATCTTCTGACTACGGCTCGCGCTTCGTGCGCATGATGGCGCCTTATACAGGAGAGAGTGAAGAGTCTACGCAGTTGTCAGCAGACATACAAAGCAGCATCCGGCGTGAGATTGATGCGATTAACAGATCGCAGATGTCAGAAGAAGATAAAGCTGCAGCGCGTAAAAAAGTTATTGAGGACATGCAGAAAGAATACGGCGAGTACACGAAGGGTCGTGAGTCGCGCCGTGGTGATATAGCAGAAGCGCTAAGGGGTAAACCTGCCGACATGTGGCAGGGTATAGCTGCTGGACTACCGACAGATACGCGTGGGTTGCGGATAGCAGGGCTGCTCAGTGGTGTTGCTAAAGGTGTTGCAGGTGAGCGCGGTCGTGCTGAAGATCGTGAGCGCGAGGCCAGAATGTTCTTGGCAAAAGCGGCAGAAGAAGATGCACGTGCAGATCTTGCTGAGCGTCGTGGTCAGCGTAAAGAAGCTGATGCCGCAGAACTTAGGGCGCAGCAGTTACGCAATGAAGCTGCAGATCGCATGCGTGCTACCGAGAAAACAGGGCGTGAAGGACTGGCTGCGCTGCTCTCAAGAAGTGATAAACAGGCAGACATCCAGCGTAGTATCGGAGCTAAAGCGGCTGAGATGACTCTAGGGTTTGACGCTGACATAGCTAAGCTGCGTGAACAGGCGCGTCTGCGTCCACAAGACGCTTACACAACGGCACTTCAGTGGCTCGCTGGTGATGATCCCAAGAAAAAACAAGCGGCTGAAATGTTGCTTGGACGTGGACGCGGCACCCTGTCTGATGTTAATCTTGCACCGCTGTTCCAGAAAGAAAAAGAGAAGTGGGAGTCGAATGTTGAAAATATGGGCAAGCCGTACCCATACTCTTTTGAACAATTTAAAGCACGTTTTGGCGGTAATGAAGCAGCCCCTCAGATGGATCTTAGTGGATGGGGTACTCCTCGCCTTAAAGGATAGTAAACATGCCGCTCTATGAGATCACCGGCCCTGATGGTCGCCTTTATGAAATCGAAGGTCCAGCAGGCGCAACAAAGGAACAAGTTGTTGCAGCGGTTGTTTCAAAGTTAGGGGGCATGCCTGCCCCTGCACGACCAGAGGGTGGGTTGCGAGGCGCTGTTAAGAAGGGTACAGAGTCTTTAATCTCAAGCGGGTTGGCAGGTCTTACAGGTGTCATCGACCCTGAGCGTGCAGCGCGTGAAGCACTTGAGCGTGAGCGCAGTATTGGGCAGCGATATAAGGACGAGGTTAGTCTTGACGCGCTCAAAGAAAAGTATCAGCAAGAGGGGTTGTTTGCCGCAGGTAAAGAACTAGCACGGCAGGTGCCGATTGCTGTTGCTGAACAGCTCCCACAAGTTGGCGTTGCGCTTGGCGGCGCTCGGTTAGGTGCCATGGCAGGGGCTCCGCTTGGTCCTGTTGGTGCGGGTGTGGGTGCGGCGGTCGGTGCGTTTGCGCCATCTTTCCTTCAACAGTTCGGTACCAATCTTTCACGGCAAGCTGCTGAAGGTAAAACCATTGATGCAGCTTCGGCTGCAACAGCAGCAACCGCACAAGCAGGTCTTGAAACTGCTGCAGGGGCGTTCACCCTCGGTAAGCAGATGGTAGGAAAACTTATTGGTAGACCTGCTGAAAAAGCAATTGACTCTGCTGCTGGACGTGCGCTTGCTGAACAAAGCCTAAAACGTTCGCTGGCTACAGGTGCTGTGCGTGCTACGGCTGTTGAAGTTCCGACAGAAGTTACACAAGCTATGCTTGAGCGTTTGCAAGCAGGACTCCCATTGCTCTCAGATGATGCGATTAAAGAATACGGTGACACGGCGTACCAGACAGCGCTTGCATCGCCGGGGTTTGGTGGTGCTGCTCGTGTAGCTGAGCGTAGCGCGGTGCGTGCGCAGGTTGCTGAGGAAGAGTCAAAGAAGCGTGCAGAAGAACAGCAGCGTCAGGCAGCAGTAGAAGAACAACAGCGGCAAGCAGAAGAGGCTCGCAAACGCAGTCCTGAGTACATGCAGCAGCTCAACCAAGAGCAGGTGCAGTTAAAAGATGAGATGCGTCAGATCAACGAGTTGTTGAAAGACAAGACGCTCGACCCTGACCAGAAGCTTGAAGCCCAAGATCGTCGTAAAGATATTGGCAAGCGCTTAAAAGAAATCAATCAAGACATCCGCACGGTGTTCCCTGCACGTCCAGTCAGTGAATTGTTGGCTGAGCGACAAATGGCGCAAGAAGAAAAAGGTGCGCCTGTTGTTGACGAGTTTGGGAATATTGTCCCTGGGAAGTTTTTGCCTAGAAGTGAAGCTGACGTAGAGGCGCAGGTTGCCCAGGGTTACGACACAGAAATTAATCGCCTCCGAGCTGCAGAAGAAAAGCGGGTACAAGAATTACAGCTTGAACTGCAAGAAGCGTACCGTCGCACTGTCAGTGCAGCAGAACGCAAAGACGCAAAAGAAGAAGCTGAGTACAAAAAGCTAATTGCTGACATCTCGAAGAAAGTTGAGCAAGGAAAGAAAGCTTTAGTTAAGTCTGGCATGTCGGTGGATATGCAAGCACCGTTTGCTGAAGCTTACGACTCCCTTACAGAGGCAGCAGAGCAAGCGCAAGTTGGCACGTACGATGAGTCGCTCGTTGACCAGATCTTAGAGAAGATTCAGGCTGAACAGCCTAAAGCAACGGTTGAAGCTAAAGGTGAGTTGGCGCTTGAGGGACGTTCTAAAGTTACGGAACAGATCCAAGAGCTTAAGAATCAACGTGAGAAAGCTGTTCAAGCACGCGATAAAGAAACGATTGCAAATATTGACGCTCAGGTTGCAGAACTAAGACGCACCGAAGCTGCTGCCGCACCAGACTATAAAGGCAAACAAGAAGAAGTATTTTTAGATTTAGAAAGCACTGTTGACGACCTCCGTAAACGTCGATACTTTGGCGTAACCGGGGAGACAGGTGAAGCTTCGTCGTTAGCCAAGTCTCTTCAAAAGAAAGCAACAGCGCTTAAAGGCGAGTACGTTAACAACGTGCTGCAAGAAATTGCAGAGTCTCGTGCGCAGCAGAAGCAAGTAGGATTAAACAAAGACGAAGAGCTTGCAGTCAGAGCGCGTCTTGATGCTGTGCTGCAGGAATACATTAAGCGTTCTCAAGCGCTATCGGCAAAAGAAATTGTCGATGGTATGGATCAAGTATTGGAAAAGCAGCGTGAGTTTGCACCGCGTGATGTGAAGGTGCTGACGCAGTTACAGAACAGGCTGAGGAACAACGCTGACAAAGAACTTGAGTTATCTAACCGTATTGAACGCGAGCCTAACGCAAATAACAAAGCGCAGCTTCAACGGCAGCTTGATGGCTTATTTAACCAGACCAGCCAGATAACTAATACGTTCTTGCAACGGCTGACAGAACCCCTAAAGGTTCGCACGGTTGAGGTACTAAGACGCCCCAGCGATAAACGACCACTCGCAGAACGTCCGTTTGGTGCGCCTAAACGTGCCAGTGATATTTTGCAAGAACAGCTTGCTGAAGTTCGTGCTGAGTATATGCAGCCTGAACGTCAAGCTGCGCCACAAGTTTTAAAGACACAGTTTGCAGGTGAAGAAGCTAAAAAAGTTGAAGCTGAACGCAGCACACTGAAACGTAAGATTGAGGCAGCAGAGAATCAGATCGAGCGTGTGCGCGGCATGGGTGAGTTACAGCCTGCTGTGGATAAAGCGTTTGATACGTTTGAGCGCATAGAAAAACCCAGCGAAGCGCTTGTAGACTTGGTGCTTGAGCAGACTGACCGCATCCTGCGTGGTACTGATCTACCCTTTAAACCCAGTGCTGATGTTGCACGTCGGGCGCAGCGCCCAGGTGCACAAAATACGGCTGAGCTGTTACCTCAGATACAGAAACAACTCGCCGCTGAACAACCTGCGCCAGAAGTTGGCGGTCCACAGATGGACTTGTTTGGTGAGAAAGAACTTGAGCCACGGGCGACCATTCGCAAAACGCCAGAAGCGTTCATGCGTTTTCTTAACTCGTTCAAAGTCTCAAGCATGCGCAAGAAGCTTGAAGATGCCAAGAAACAGATTGCAGACAACGAGAAAAAACAACAGGATGTTGAGCGTGCATCAAAGCAAAACCTTGATCGGTTAATTGACGAGGTAGGAAAAGATGTTCGTAAAACTGCTTTAAAAGTTCAGCGCGATGTTGTTGAGCGTATAAACGCTGAAGGGTTGCGGGATCTTCAAACGCTTGCTCAGTCTATTTCTCAAGAACTTGCTGCTAAGACACGGCAGTATAAGAACATCGTTGAGAAGGCTGACCGTGCTGAGTACTACATCGCAGACGCAGACCGCCAAGCGGCTGATAAGTATTTGGAAGATTTGCGGACAGATCTTGCAGCAGTCATGGCTGAGATCAAAGACGCTGCTCCTGCGGCTGAAGATAAGCTGCTAGCCAACGCAGAGGTCGCGCTTGATAAACGTCTGAACTCTGAAAAAGAGTTGCTTCGCAAGCTTGAAGCTGAACGTGCTGCTAGGCAGGTTAAACCTGAATCTGAACAAGCTATTGCACGCCGCAATATTGCCATACTTGAAGCTACTAAACGTCGTATTGCAGACCTCCGTGCTAAGGCTAAACAAGCAACAGAACAGCGGCTTGCAGGTATGCAAGGTGTGCGTCGCACAACCGAGACAGTTACGGTGCTTACTGAAGTTGGACGCGGTAAGAAGAAACGCCTTGAGCTTGCAGAACGCGAGCGCAAAGTTACACAACCTATTGGTAAAGGCGCAGAAAAGATTGAGCGTCGGGCTGAGGCGTTGGACCTTTCAAGCACTGCTGCTGAAGCGTATGCACGTACGGCACAAGAAGAGAAAGTTCTGTCACCTGCTGAGGCAGCGCAAGCATTGCTGCGTGGCACAAAACAAAGCATAACCGCTACAGGTAATCTTGGCGGCACTACAGAACAGATACGCAAACAGCGCTTGAAGCCTTTGCGTGGTGGCAAAGCTGAACAAGCCGCTAAGAATATTGCTGAAGCTTCAACACTACGCCAGCGTGCTGCAGGTAAGAAAGCGCAAACAGATAAAGACTTACTTAAGTTGTTGAAGTCTTTTGAAGAAGGTATGGCACGAGAGAAGGATGACACCGTATTTCGTGTTGAAGAAACAGGAAACGCTGTTGTAGATCTTGCACAAGCTAAAGAGCGCGTTGATGCGTTTAAGGCAAAGCTGCCAGAAAACGTCAAGTTTGTTTACGCTGAGTCTGTTGTTGATGCACCCAAAGCATTTATCCGTGCGCTGTATCAGCAGGGCATGGACATAGACAGCGCGAAAGTTAAGGGTGGTGTGCTGCCTGACGGTACGATTGTTGTGATCGGTGAGAACCACACCGATATGCTTGATCTTGAAAAGACGTTGGTGCATGAGGTTGTTGGTCACTATGGGGTTGATACGCTCCTTGGTGAAAAAGGCATGGACAACCTGATTGAGACTGTCAACGCTCAGAAGGGCGGCATGGCTGCGCTTGCAGAAAGCCTTGGTGTTTATGACGCAGCATTAGGCGCAGCGTTTGGGTTACGTCGTGTTGGTGCGTCTGAAAAAGATCAGCAACGCGCAGCTATGCGCGAGCTTATTGCCCACGTTGAAGAAGCACGCATCGATGAAAACTTTAAACAAAAAGCACGTCGCTTTTTGGGTGAGTTGATTGGTGCGGTAAAAGCTGCGCTGAGAAAGATGGGGTTAATGACACTGGTTGAGCAGACCCCCTCCGACATTTATTTCCTGTTGAGGCAAGCTCGTAGCAAAATGGCTGAATCTCAGCCGGGAGCGTACAGAACAGTAGGCGGAGAGGTCGCGTTCCGTGGACAGACTAGGTACGACGCAAGCGTGCCGGAAGAAGTCATCCGCGCTAACAACAAGGTGGTTGCGGCACCTGCTGGTGTGTTTGATAAGGTCAAGGCTAACAACTCATGGCTGGCCGTGCGCACACAGTTTATCGACCGCTTCGAGCCTCTGGAACGTGTTGCTGAGCAGATGAAGGATTCACTGCAGGCGACGCAGATGATGTATTACTTGCGCATGTACGACCAGCGCATGAGCTTCACAGCCGAGGTCACTAACAATGGACCGCTTGTGCTTGATAAACAGAAGCGTGCTGATGGGCGTGAAGAGATTGTTGTAAAGAGCAGTGGCACTACGTCACTTAAAGATGTGGCCGATGAGTTACGCAAAGTCACATCCATGAACGCTGATGCTGCGAACATGACCTTTACAACTTATCTGGCTGCACTGCGTGCAGACCGCGTTGGTATTGACACACTTAACTTTGACCCCTCGCTGACACAAGCTGATCTTGATGCAGTCAAAGACTTTGTTGCACGTACGCCTGATGTTAAGGCTGCGTTTGAGAAAGCCAGAGAGAAGTACAACGCCTACAACAAAGGGCTTGTTGAGTTCTTAGTACAGACCGGCGCATTGTCTAAAGACACGGCGAAGAAACTCTCAGAAACAAATGACTATATTCCTTTCTACAGAAAGCAAGGCGGCAACGCAGAGCTTGTACTAGGTGGAGAGATTGCACCGATCACGGTTGGTAACTTAAAGAATCAACCCTACCTCAACGAGTTAGTAGGCGATAACCGGCACATTCTGGATTTCTTTACCAGCTCTGTGCAGAACACCAACATGTTGACAGATATGGCGCTGCGCAACCTAGCCACGCGTAACGTCGCGTTTGGTCTGGGTGAGATGGGTCTGCTTGAGCGCACACCCAAAGAGATTGAGGCAAACAAGTCTGGCATCCGTAAAGGCAAAGCCAAAGGTGCAGAAGTTATTCGCTTTAAGATTGACGGCGAGGACTACTACGCTGAAGCCAGCACCGATGCAATTGGCATACCCTCTGACTTGTTAGTTAAAGGGCTTGAAGGTATCTCCATGACGGTGCCTGCAGCCGTACGCATGCTTGGTGTACCTGCACAGATCCTACGTAAATTTATTACACGCAACCCTGTGTATGCGCTTCGACAGATTGTCCGTGACTCTACGGCTGCTGTGATGGTGTCTGGCGCTAACATGACGCCAGTGGCCTCGTCGCTAAAAGAACTTGGCAAGATGCGTCAGGGTAAGAGTGAAGGTGAGAAGCTCCTGCAAGAGCGTGGGGTTCTGGGTGGTCAGGTGCTAACCGGCACGCCTGAAGATCTCTCAAAGATGTTACGCGAACTTGCTGGTGGCGGTAAATCGTGGACAACAGCTATGGCTAAGCTCGATAACTTAGCTGTCCAGGGTGATGCCGCAACGCGTGTAGTGATGTACAACAGCTTCCGCAAGCAGGGGCTGTCTGATATGGAGGCAACGCTTGCCACGTTAGAGTCTATGAACTTTAACCGTCGTGGTTTGTCGCCTAGCGTGTACATGCTGTCCATGATGGTGCCGTTCATGAACGCCCAGATCCAAGGTTTGGATGTGTTGTACCGTGCGTTTACAGGCAAGATGCCGTTTAATCAACAGCTTAAGGTAAGAGAGAAGTTAATCGCCCGTGGCTTGATGCTTGCCGGTATAACGATGGCATACGCTGCCATGATGGAGGATGACGAGACGTACAAGAACGCAGACCCCACTGATCGGGCGATGAACTTCTTTGTACACACTCCATTCTTTGACGAAGCTGTGCGCATACCCATCCCGTTTGAGATTGGCTATATCTTTAAAACATTGCCTGAGATGGTTTACAACACCGCTTTTGGTGATACAGAAATCAAACAGGTAGCGCCAGCTATAAGGAAAATTCTTTCAAGCCTTGTGCCTGGAGATATTCCTGCCGGTATCAAGCCAATGATTGAGTTGATGACGAACTACTCGTTTTATAGCGGCAAAGCTATTGAGAGCGAACGGGAGAAGGCGCTTGTACCAGAAGAGCGGTACCGTGCTGGAACCTCTGAAGTGTCTAAACTTATCGGTCAGTTGTTTGGTATCTCACCCATCAAAATTGACTACATGATTCGCGGTTACACCGGAGGTCTGGGTGTCGCTGCTGTCAGCATCGCTAACCCTGTTCTTGCGGCAGATGAGAAAGTTTCTGCTGAAAAGAGAGTAAGTGAGCTGCCGATAGTTGGGGGTCTCTTCCAACCCAAAGATGCCCAAGGGCTAATAAACTACGCTTACGAACTTGTTGGTGACATCGAGCAGCGTCAGCGCACGATAAAGACTATTCAGGAGCGTGGTCGCCGCGAGGACGTGCAGGAGTTTTTGGAAGAAAACAGGGACTTACTCAAGATGGCTCCAGCCGCAGGCTCATTTAAGAAGAGGATGGGCGAGTACGCAGCACGTGAGCGGTATATTCGTGATGCAGAGGGTATGTCCCCCGCTGAGAAGCGGGAGAAGCTCGACCAGATTAGGGATGCTCGGATCGAATTTGCGAAGAAAATGATAGCCGCTGTCGCTGAAAGTAAACGCCTAGCTGACCGTTGACAATACAGACAAACGGTTTGATATGAAAGATGTGCCTTTCTGTAGCTGAGCGGTATGCTTGCTCTATCGTGCGCTCAGGATTGAGCGTGGGGACAAAGAAACCGCCTCCTAGCGGAACTTGTTCCCACGGAAACTCAATCTTCAATTTCTGGCATTGAGATTCGGATTGCATTAACACGCATCCCTGGACCTCTGGTTCTCTTCATCAAGTCTGTCTTACCGTATGTGACACGGTACACGCGTTCAATCTGTTTCTTAAAGTCTGAGTACCCGAAACTCATGGACGCACAGTAAGACTTGAGCAGCGCCTCCTCGATGTAATAGTCGATGTATCCTGCCGTCACCCCATGCTCTACGCGCCCTGCAATTTCAGTACGTGAAATTGTTTCATCAAGCACCCCGTTATCCCCAAGTGTGGCGGCAAGTGTGCCGTCAACTTGTTTAATCACGACAAACTTACCGTAGAACTCTCTTGTGTAAGAGTTCAGTACATCCTCGACGGTACGCTTGCTGCTCTTAACTGTCTCTCTGCTCTTGAAAACTAAGCTGCGAAACACTCGGATGATGCGCTCCACAGGCAGGTCGATGATGCCCATATACTTACTACCCATAGCAACAGCCCCTGCAATACACGCTGTGTTACCGGCAGTCCAGAAGCGCTCATCATCTGATGACCTGAACTCCATACGGATGTGTTTCTCAATCTTCTTGTAAAGCTTCAACGCCTCCATAGCGTTTTGAGACATCCACTGTGAATAGAGCGGACCGACCACACCATAGTTTTGAGACAGCGACACAATCACATCGCGCTCGTGGTCGTCCCATGTGAGGATGTCAGACAGCGTCATCTCAAGCACTCGCCGTAACTCACCCTCTGAGGAGTGCTTGCGGTTACCTGTCATGTAGTCCATAACGTGCGTGTTAGACGCCATCAGCGCAAGCAGTGACCAGATTGTGGTGTTCAAGCGTTCTTTGTTTGCGCCTGACTCCATACGGTCTTTGCCTTTACCCTCACTAATGTCGAAGATCATTGCGGGGAACCACTCGAAGTCACGCCTGTTCTTTACCGTAATCTCATCAGAGATCAGCGGCAGTGAACCCAGCATCCCTGCATGGTGGACCATCGCTACATCAGACGTTGATCGACTTACACGGAAGTGATCTGGGTGCCCCCACACGCTTGCAGCAAGGCGCAGCGCCAGCGTTTTACCCGTGCCTGACTCCGTAGACCCAAGGTGATACGTCATCCCTGACAACTTACTGAACGCCATAAACGGTGAGCCTAACCCCACGCACATCACAGCGAGCATCTCATCCAAGCCTTTGTCAATCAGCACCTGTATGACACTCTTCCAACCATCTAGCGTGCCCATGGAGCGCATGCTACTTGTGATGTTTTGAAGATCAGGCATGGGCACTTTGCGCATCTGCCCGTTTTGGTACACACCCCCACCGTACACAAAGGGCGTGTTGCGTCCTTCGACTAGTCGATCAAAGCTCTGCCACCCGTAATTAGATGGAATAACGATGGGTGTCTTTGCAATGCTCGCGTTTTCAACGCAGCCGCGCACGTAGTCAAACAAGTTCTTATCGTTACCTGCGCCAAATGAAGCAATGATGTTTTGCGCTGCAAGTGTTTTAACTGTCTCGTCTTTACTGACTACAGCTTTTTGATTTAGCAACACGTCATGGAAATCATCATCGCGCTCAGCGATCATGTGCACAATGTGCTCGCCAGTGGGCTGCTTGAGAATATCCACAGCGAACAGCGTAAACGGCAGGATCATCACTGACTTCTTGGACTTGTTACCCTCATCATCCTCAAGTGTCTTATCGATAAACACCCCGCCTTTGGCGCCATAGCTAAACCCACGGGGCGGCGCAGGGCGTGTGTACTGGGCAGGCAGCATCTCTTCTTCATGATGTATCTCAATTTCTTTCTCAGTGTTATCTGTGACCACAGTGCGGCACAGACTGAGAGGATTAGTTATCTTGCCCCAGTGCGTACACTTCGTACAAACGTTAGGATTCTCGCTATCCATCTTGATGCACGGATACGGTCCTTTAATTTCTCGCAGCTTCTGCCGCATGCGATCTTCGTCATACGGGTGCATCTCCGACAGACGACGCGAGTATTCATCGCTATCTGCGCAACGCGACGACCAAGAGAGTAACCCGCGCCACAACGGTTCCATGCCATCTTCAGTCGCATGATCTTTGTAGTACTCCAGTTGTTTACAGCCTGAACCCTCAAGCGTTTTAATCCACAAAACTTTAAAGTCGCTTTGAAGATTGTCGAGCAGCTTGACGGTTGTGGCTGAGTTATCTCGCTTGGGACGCTCGCCTTCGATCTCAACCTTCTGCGCCAGTAACGGGTTGTAAGCATGACCGTTCAACTTCTTGATGAGGTAGTGGGAGAACAACTCGAACTCAAACGCTTCAGGCTTTGCCTCCACCATAATGCGCACGGCACGTGGTTTAGGGTACTTAGGCTTGAAGTTGACCGTCCCCGGTATGCGCAAGACACGCGCTGCATCAGCCGTGACGGTGTTGTCGATACGCATATTCTCCTGTGCGCAAAGTCTTTTTAAGTTCTCTGCAACAGGTTTCCACTGTTCAATTGAAATGTCGGCAGTAAACGGCCAGTACACATGAAGCCCACCACCTGAATCAACAACAAGCGGTTGACCGAGTTGAGCAAGATCTGTCTTTTCAAGGAACACATCAAGCGCTTCTGCCGCATCCCGCTTCGTCTCGTACCCGTCAAGATCAAGAAAAGCAGCGCGTATGTATTCAGCGTTCTTAGCGGTGCGGTTGCCTTCCTCTTTAAAGGTAGCCAGCGCAAAGTAAACGTCCTTCTTGTCCTTAACCCATGAATCTACGACATGCTGAAACTCTCCTAAGTTTGTTGCAAAAACATGCTCTTTTTTCTTTGATGTTAGTTCGGCAATACAGTACACACCTGTCGATGGGAGTACCGCCGCCAAGAACTCTTGCGGTTGCATGAAAACTCCACAGGTCAGAACAAGGGTAACTGCCGTCCGTCTTTAGGTTCAGCAATGTCAGGGATGTGCTGCTCCATGTATTGGGCCATACGTCGAAGAAGCTCTTTCAAAAAAGCAGGTTCGACTTCTTCCCAATGTATTTCACAGTAGTTCAAAAGCTCCGCATCCGTCAGGCTTGTAGGTTGTATTCCTCGCATATGTGTCTCCATGCGTGATCGGCTGTTGGGTGTCTTTCAAGTATGTTGATTAGCTGCTGCACGCGTGAGCGATATGCGGGAGTTACTTCAACACCAGATAGCCAGTTGTAAACGGTTTGTCGCGTTGCGCCTGTAAATTTTGAAATACGCAACACAGAAAAGTCTCGGTGCACCGCCCACTTTCCCAGCCTTGAGCCGAGAGTGCGGGGGGCGTGTTTAACAACGTTTTTAGTTCGGTCAGAATAGGGCATAGTGTTTAAAGGGGCTTGCGCCCCTGTTGATTAGTCGTCAGTGTCCCAAGCATCTACGGTAGCAGCAATCCCAGACTTCTTGGGTACTGCGTTAACAGGCGCCGATTCCTTACGAACTTCCGGCTCACTGTCGTCCGATTCTTCCACAACTTCTTTCTTTTTAGCACTAGCCTTTGGTCTGGTACCTTCCAGTGCAGGCGGTGCGACTTGGGGCTGAGGTGCGCTGAACGACATAGTCACCATCTTCTTGACGGGTTCAGTGTCAATCTTGGTTTCGACCGTTGCAAACTCATCGTCGGTCAACCAACGCATCGTTTTGAAGAACAACTTAGGCACAGCAGCTTTAGTATCAAAGCGCATACGTGTGACAACTTCTTCAGGTTTGATGTCTTGCGCAGCTAACCAGCGAGCGTAAGCTTGCAGAGGCAGATTACCGCTGCCATCGTCCTTACCGAAAATACTCGTGGCAGGTAAAGACAACGCTAGCGCATCACCACCAACGTCATTAGCCAACACTACAGCAATACGTTGTGAGAAACGACAAGCGCGGCTGTTGCCTTCACCGCTGCCCTGAATGTTCTGTGGGCAGTCAGCACAGTTGGAGTGCTGGGGTTCAGCAACAGATGCGTCGGGCTTATCACCGTCTGCTGACCAGCATGTAGGCGATGTAGTTTTACCCTCTTCATACTTGCCCATGTAAAACGTACGACCGATCTTGGGCGCTGCTCCAACGACTACAACATCAAGATGTCGATCATCAATCGATGCGATCTCTTTACCATCGCTTATCAAACGAAACACACCGCCTTTGATAGAGATGTTCTTGCCAGATGCACTACTAACACCGCCAGTTAAAGCTAAAGCAATTGCAGACGGGCCACCCCGCTTGGCAAAAGCGGGAGCTTTGGAAGGATTAAAAACAGTAACGTTACTCATTTGGTTGGTTTCCTTACAGAGATGTCGAACTCTTTGTCTGAGTTCAAACCAGGGGGTACAAGCGAAGGGTTATCTTCTAAAAACTTAGCCATGTTGGATTGATGAATACGCTTCTCATAAAGATCGAGCGCATCATGTTCCACCACGAAGGTTTTGAAAGCATCCCAGTCCTGCGTGAAGTACCGTGTCTTAGTCGTTAAGATCACAGTGCCTTGATCGGTTTTCACCGATTTACTGCCGAGTGCCATAAGCTGATCTTTCATCGCAGCTTTAATCTCATCTTGCTGCGCTTTTAGTTCCTCAACTTCAGACTCATAATCTTTTGTAAGTTCTTGAATACGTGTGCGTATCTTGAGATACACACGCGCCAATTTATCCATTGGTATAGCATCCATATCAACTCTCCTTTTGTGTTATGTCAAGAATTATACATGCTTTGTTTCATCGTGCAACCTCCTCTTCGTAAAGTTTTATTAACAACGCGTGATCCTCTACGCGCTCTTCCAGCATCTTGAACATCTTGCGTTCAATCTCACTGCCTTGCAGATGTATCACCGTAACTTTAGTCGAGTCCTGACCGATACGATCAGAACGAGCGATACACTGTTTATAAGTCTCAACGGACATCACTGGACCCCAGAAGATCACAGTGTCCGCAGCGGTCAGCGTGACACCGTGCGCAGCAGCTTGAGGCTGTATGACAAGCACACGCGGGTCATCCTCATTCTGGAAGCGCTTAAATATATCTGTTCTCTTTTTTGGTGACACGTCACCGTGAATCATCTCGTTAGCAATACCATGCTTGGTGAGGTATGTGTTGATCGTATCTATGCTGTGCCTGAACGGAGCGAAGATCAACAACTTGCGCTTAGTCTCTTCAAGCACCTCCATCAACACGTTAAGACGCGGCGCACAATCAAACTCCACAACCTCACGCCCATCGGTGTAAGCGGCTCCAGCACTTATCTGCAACAGCTTACTGACACTTGCCGCTGCGTTTACGGCTGTTATAACTTCTCCAGCAGTCTGCACTAGCATGCGTTCCTTAAGCATCACGTAGTATTTTTTCTGCTGCGGTGTGAGAGGTATGTCACGCGTCTCAATCAACACAGGCGGCAGATCGGTGCACTGTTCTTTTGTGTAGCGTATGGCAGGCTGCAGCGCACTGTGTACAAGATCTGGCGCTTCTCGTTTCGGCCCCCACTTAAACTGCGTGATCTTGTTCATCGTCTTATCACGCCACGCTGTGAAGAAATTTGGAACACCTGTTGGGTTAACAAGTTTGGCTAACCCGTAAGCGTCAAGCGGTGACTGTGAAGCTGGAGTACCAGTCATCATCCACAGGTAAGTGTGTGGTGTGATTAATGAGTTAAGACTTTTCCAACGCCTCGTGCTCTGGTTTTTATATGCGTTCGCCTCATCGACAATGATGAGATCAAAACGTCCGTCTGCCTTCACCTCGTTAGCAATTAAGTTCAGTCCGTCATAATTAATAATCACAAACTCGTAGTCGCCCTGTACCATCTCAATACGTTTCACAGCTTGCGGATGGTGCGCGACAATCGCAGTCCGGTGGATGATGCTCTTGCCGATACCGCTCATCCAGGCGTCGTGCATGATAGACAGCGGGCACAAGATAAGACAACGTCTTACGTAACCTTTATTCATCAGGTAGTCAGCAGCCCACAACGCAGACAGCGTCTTGCCAGTGCCCGGATCGTTGAACACAAACGAGCGTCGATGTAGCGTTAAGAACGATGCTGTCTCGATCTGATGCGCGAACGGCTTGTGCTTCCCAGGCCAGTTGTATTTAGCCTTGATGGGTGACGGCACGCTACGTACACCCAGATTGCGCAGCACACGCATTTCGTCCAAACCCCAGAACACAAGTACCTCGTGTACACCAGGGGCTACTTCTCCAAGATTTTTGCTGCGAGGTATCACAGCGTATTTGTCAGGCTTGCGTGTCCGTAGCAAGACTGCTTTGTTGTCTATGATCTGCATTTTAGTTTGTATAAAGTTTTATGTGTTTGCACGTGGTAGTGCTTGTCCAATAAGTTTCTGCGCATCATTTCATGCAACATCAAACGCCAGAACGCTTCTTCTGTTGTTATGTCGCTGTGGATGACTTCCATGTGGTTGACCCACCATCCATCTCCATGTTTAGCAGACCACAGCGTTACTAGCGTGTCGTTACTTTCCGTTGTCAGCCATGTTCTTGTTTGGGCTGCGAAGTCGCGTATTTCCTTTGGTAGACTTCCCCCCAGATCGGATAGGTGTGATATGGTCGATGTCTTTACCGGCTCTATCGATACCGTCTTTGTCATACATTCTCCTTGCGCGTTGGCGCTCGATCTGATCTTTTGTTTCGCCTGATTTTTTCTGTAGCTTGTATGCGTGCTTGTAATCGCGCTTGCCGTTAACTTGTGTCATCTCAATGCCCCTTATTAAATTCACAGGTTTTCACAGGACACCACGGACAAAGTGGTGTTGAGGTTGGGTTCCACACGTTGTTAGCAAACGCTGCTTCAAGACGCGCTACCCGTTCACGATAGTCCTGCCAATAGTTAGTAGCTTCTTCAAGCACCACCTTGTGTTTGACCATCGTATCTTTCACTACAAATAACAGAGCAGACTTCACCATACGCACAATCGGGAAGTGCGCAAACACCATGAGCGACATCAGCGTCAGTTGTTCTTTGTCAGGATATTTATCTTTACCTGTCTTGTAGTCCACAACCCATGCTGTAAGACTTTCTTCGTCAACGATAAGTAAGTCAGCGATACCGCGCACCCAACAGCTGTCATCTCTAAAACCACACGGGCGCAGGTCAACCGTTAGCCCCATCTCATACTCAGCATACTTCGTCCCCGGCTTTGCAAGGAGCGCATCAATCGTAGGCTGCACAAAAGAAAAGTGTGCGGGTATGGGCACGTTATCTTTAACATAATCTTCTGCGGCTTTGTGCAACTCTTTACCGTAGCGGATCTGTTCTGTTTCTTTCTGCGTGTACTTCTTTAGTACACGTACTTCGTGATAACGTCTTGCACAGCCTTCAAAGTCTTTAAGTGCTGAGTGGGACCATGCCTTCATTAGAACCTCGCTGATTTAACGATCTGGTGCATTGTCTCTGCGAAGTGTTCGACAAAGCGTTCGTCGTTGGAAAGTTTAGGGCGCACGTGATCGAGGATGACATGGGTCAACTCGTGCCAGAAAGTCAGCGCACGTTCGTTCTCGGTTGTATGCTTTGTCTTGTTACTTGTTGCTATAACAATCATATTGTCCACGGTGTAACCCGTGGTGTATGCCTCATCAACATGTTGCTGCTTGATGATGTACCGCCTTTTACCTACACGTATTGACTTCGGTATGTCCACATGACTCTCCTTTTATTTAGCGTCACCGTAACGCTTTGCTGAACTAACTTCTGCTGCCAGCGGTATCCCTGGCATGTACTTCGGCTCCATCGTCATCTGCTCCAAGACCCACTGCTCTGCCTCTTGGACATAGGCATCTGGCACGATGACTACTTCTTCGTCATGCACGGTTAAACACACTGAGTACCTCTTTTGAGTTCTCAGCATCCCATCAGTCATCACAATACGAGCTAGCGCCTGAACGATGTTTTCGGTCAGCTTGCCACCATACAGCTTGGTCTCGTCGGGGCCATACACCACCCCCTTCTCTTTTGAAACTTTGATGTCAGGATAGCGTAACTTCATGCCGTTTGGCAAGAGAATTTCTTCTTTCCTGAACGTGATGCACTTGTGCTTGTACTCGTTACCCTCCAACAGACAGTGATTTATCGCTGACTGACACAGCGCCCAGAAGTCCGTCACCGGCTGCGCCGCTCTGCGGTATATCTCGATGATGGCTTTAGCTGCCAAGCAGTGGTAGAACAACTCCTCCTCTGTACATGTGTGGGGGATCTTCTCAAACTGCTTCATCAGCACCTTATCTTTGAGGAACGCCCTAGCTGCGACAGCAGATACACCAACTTGTTTAGCAAACTTCTTGTCGTACATCATGGGCGGTGCGCCGAGGAACCCCGTCAACAACTGCGCCGAGAACGACGCCCACCCCATGCCGTAGCCCGCACCGAGTAGCGCTGACTTGGCAGACTGCCGCAGGTCAGGGTGTGACTCTTTACTCAGGTTGGGTATGTTGAACATCTGCGCACCGAACGCAGCGTATGCGTCCTGCCCACTCCTGAAGATGTCTAGGAGCGCGTCGTATCCACTGACCCATGCGAGGACTCTGGGTTCAATCTGGGAGAGGTCACAGACGACGAGGCTGTGTCCTTCGGGTGCCAGAATGGAACGACGTAAGAAAGATCCGCGTTTGAGATTTTGGAGATTGAGCCCTGAACCTCGACTCGCTGACCATCTGCCCGTGTGAGCCCCATAATAGTTAAGGGGAACGGGCAGTGCGCCTCTTGACGCAATATCAAGGAAACGCTGGGCACGCGTTCTTTCAAGGGTTGACTTGACTTTAAGACGTGCTTCACACAGCAGGGCAACGTCCTCCCGCTCTGAATTGAGCAGAGCCTGAAACAGTGCGTCGTTCTTAGCAAACGCATAAGTTCGTCTGCCGGTGGTCTTGCTGAGTTTTGTGGGGGGTTCCACGTCCATACGACGGAGAAGATCTGCGAATCGATCATTACTCGCCAATGCTCCGTCATCCACTCCGAGTCGTCCCAATATTTCTCCACGCTTGCGCTCCTCTTCATCAATGGCTTGCCTCAACATCTCAGTGTCCAACATCAGCCGAGGTATTGTGAACATCTTCAGCGTCATGTCGATCAGCTTGAGTTCTTTAGCAGGGAACCCATCAACCAGACGGTTGAACACCTGCTCACACAGGAACGTGTCATGCGCACAGTACTCAGCAAGTTCTTTCTCTATCTCAGGGGTAAGCTCGACCAGCCCGTCCGTGCTGTGCACAGCTTGACCTTTAGGCGGCAGACCAAACTCATCTGCAAGTTTTGCCAAGCTGTTGCCAACCTCCACACCACGCAGCGCTCGTGCCATGGACAGTGAGTCGAAGATCAGCGCAGGATTGGCCCCATACACCCACGCCAAGATAGCCACGTCAAACTGCGCGTTGTGCGCTAGCACGGCTGTGCTCGACCAATCAGTCGATGCTACGAACTCAGGAATATCTTTGTGAGAAATCCATACTGGATCATCGTCTGAACCCAGTTCTTTAACACACAGCCCGAACGCTTTGAATCGTTTATCCCTGATGTACTGCTCTGTCGTCAGCTTACTCAGTGTGTACTCTTTCCTGCTCCAACGTGTTTCAAAGTCTATGACTAGCGTTTTCATCAGTTCAGCGTCCTGTGGGGGGACATCTCTTTTTCCAAGTGTGTCTCCAAACGTTCTAGTGAACTGACAACAAGGTCATACACCTCCATGATGTTTGCGTTAACTCCAAGCATTTTGAAGTTGTCGTTTGCTTCATCGCCAACAATTAAGACGCAGTTAACTTTGTGCTCTATAGCGTTTTCAAGCAGCTCTCTTGCAAGCTTTATTGTTTCTTCACGCTCCGTTGATAATGTTTTCGACTTCATGAATATTCTCCTCGTTGATGACAAGTGCTATACCGCCAGACTGACGGATCATCTCAAGCTGCCTGTCTTGTAGTGCTGTGGTCTTGTTCTTCCCTGCTTTACATTCAATAGCAATGAAGCGTCCATTGTGGCAGCAAACGATGTCAGGGATACCTGACACTCCGTAACCACCTGTAACAGGAAAGAAGTAATAAACGTTGTAAGACTTGAGCAGCTTAGTGATCTTGTCTTTAACGCGTCCTTCGGGTGTTCTCAAAACGGTGCCTCCTCTATGTCAGTGGGTGTTTGGTTCTTAACAACTTTCACCAAGACAACAGCTTTACGTTTGAGATACGCATAGCTTGGAAACGGCCAGTTGTTGTCTGATGGTATGCGTATGTACAGCATGTCGTTGGGTTCTTCTTTAACAACGTAACCTATCTCCCCTGTGTTCTTGATGCGTACTCGTGTGTCAGGTTGCATGTGTGCCTCGTATATTGAACGGGTCATGAAAGCTAAGACCCTCTTCTTCGACCATTAGATTCTTTTTCTTCTTGATGGGTTTTTTGATCTTCTTATTTGCAACGTAATAGCCGTATGCCCACCCTAACTTCTTACAGATAGACGATTGACGCAGCATCAGTTCTCTTTCGATGATTCCTTGTTCTAGTAACGGCATCAGTGAGTTCGAGACCGACTTGGTAGTGACTCCGAGTTTCCCTGCTAGTTCCTTGAGGGTCACCGGAAACGTTCTAGTCTGCATGTATTCAAGACACGCTTGCCCTCTGTCCTGTTTAGCTTTCATCCTGAGTTTGTGAATACTCATCGTTGCACTCATTCGTCCCTCCATGTACCGTCTTTAAATATAAAACGTGTAAACAATAACTTTTGTATCAGGGTTCACGGGTTTTTCTCTCCATGAGTAGTTGTTTAATGTGTTCTGGAACTTTTGGTAACGGTGCCCAAGCCACGGCCCAGTCAGCCCACGTGCCAACGATGCACACACCGCCGGGGTTTAGTAACAACATCTTCACACCGATGGGCGGTGGGTCTTCTTCTGGCGTGCGCCAAAACGCGTTACCAGATAAATAAGAGGTGGCTTTCTGGAACATGTTGTGATCGCCACTCATAGCTCACTCCTTGCTCTTATAGCTTCCGCACACATTCCTGCAAGACCTTTGGTGTAATACTTTTGAAAAACTTCTTGCCGCTCTTCACACACCTTCGCACACGCCTCACGCTCTTCTTG